TCTGTCTGTATAAAATTGTAACATTCCATTTTGATTACCACCTTCAGACCTTGTACCAATTAATTCTATAATAGAGGCTTTTTCATTTAAATTACTTGCTACTGATAAAGTTTTAAATCCTGAATCATAACCATTTGCCCTTGCTGTTCTATTTATCAAAACATCCCCCCCACTTGTAATACGCATTCTTTCTGTACCTGCAGTAGCAAATTTCATAGAATCAATATCGTGATTGTAAGTCAAAAACCCTGAATTAGTACTTGCATTATCTCTAAAAATAATTCCTGTATCTCCTGTTGTTGTTGCGTTAAAATAATAATAAGCAGATGCTGTTGTTCCTACTGTTCCTTGTTCAATATTCCCCCCACTTGTAATACGCATTCTTTCTGTGCCAGATGTATAAAAAATTAAAGGTTTAGCTTGAACTACATTTATATTTCCTCCATTTGTATCAGCATATAATGATAATGTTCTTGTAGTTTGATATTCTAAATCAAATATACTTCCAATTCCTGATGTATTGCCTAAAGTTAAAACAGTATAATCAGTATAAGAATTTGGAGTTGCTCCTATTCCTACGTTTCCTCCTGAAGTCATAGTAGCTACAGTAGTTCCTGCATTTTTAAAATACATATACTCGTTATCAGCATCATATTCAATAGATGATGTTCTTGAGTTACCTGCAGCACTTTTAGATGTTAAATTTAAAATAGCATCACTACCATTTGTTGGTTGACTAATTGTTACATTTCCTGCAAAAGTTGCGTTACTTGTTGCCCCATCTAATCCCAACATTATAGTAGTATTATACCTCAAATTCATTACTTCACCACTATTGTCTATTGACATTGGTACTGCACCTCTGGTATCATTTAGTATTAAACCAACTGGACTTGCTGCTGCTATTTCTATAACCTTTGAATAGCTATTAGGATTATCAAAAGTTCCTCCATTTCCTATTCCTACATTTCCAGAACTGTCTATACGCATTTTTTCGGAATTACTAACCCCAAAAACTAAAGGATTAGCATTTTCAGCCCATATAGCATTGGCATAAGCAGTCCCACTTATTCTACTTCCATCACTCTTGTCTTTACCTATATAAAAATTTCCTCCTGTGTTGGTTATCTTTATCGCTGCTGCATTAGTACCTACTGTAGCTTGAAGTTCAATACCACTAACATCTGGGTTTGAAAAAGCAACAGAAACTTGTCCTGCAAAAGTTGAGTTTCCATCAACAGTTAAATCATCATAAACCCTAACATTAGTATTATCAATATTAAACTTTGTAACTCCCTCTCCTATACTAAAATTAATGTCTCCATCTGTATCAAAAACATTAAAATTCATCTTCTTTACTGCGTGGTCAAATGACATAAAGTTTTCTAAAGAACCTGTGCCATCTTGAAATGCTATATAAGCTTTTTCAGTAGAAGAACTTACAAGAGTAATTCCTTTTTCATCTGGTGTATTTATAACTAAAGTATCTGCTGAATAATCACTAGGATTAATTAATCCAATACCTACTGAGTCTGTGGAAACATCTACAAATAAAGAATCAGTGCCTACTGTTAAATCACTAGAAAGATATGTAAGTCCAGTTATTCTTGCATCTCCATTAACATCTAAAGGATATGTTGGAGCATTATTTCTTATTCCTACTTTTGCAATAGAAGCATCTACAGTAAGAGTATTATATACATTTGTAAATCCTGCATCAACTACAAAATTTTCTTTTGTATATACTGAAGTCTCACTTATACTTAAACTACCTGCTCCTAAACCTGCTCCTGCTACACCGATTTCAAAAGCATCTCCAACGTGAGTATAAGAAATAAAACCTCCGTTTAAACTACCACCAGATTCAGCATCATTAAAGAATAAATGACCATAAGCTAAACTACTTGAATATATTGTTAATCCTCTATTGCTTGTACCATCTCCAATTATCAAATCTTTAGCATCACTTGTAAATCCTGAAGGACTTGCATTGTTTATACCTACTTGACTATTAGTTGAATCTACTTTAAGAGTACTAGTATTTACAGTTAGGTCATCACCATTACTAATAATCATTGATGTTCCACTAGACGTGTTACCAATTGCTAAAACCTCTGCTAAAGTATCTTGACCTTCTAAAGCTGTAGAAACATAAGCAGTCGTAGCAACTTTAGTAGAATTATCTCCTGCTGTTTGTGTCGTTGCGGTTACTCCGTCAGCTAAAACTCCTGAGATAGTTCCTGCAAACGTAGCATTTTGAGAAGTATCTAATGTTAAAGCTAATGTTTCTGCTGTATTAAATATTAAATCACCTGTAGCTGTAGTTATTTCATTGCCACCAGAACTTGTTATAATTCTAAAATCATAATCATCTGAATTAGGTGCTTTTAAATCTATATAACCACCTGAAGCTCCTCCTATTTCTATTCTACCAAAAGCAGAGCCTTCAACACTAATTACATCATCTACATCTAGTGAGCCATCTATATCTACATCACCACTAAAATCACCTGTAGTTGCTTCTAATGCACCGATAACTAAATCTGCTTTAGTATATCCCGTTCCACTTGTATTTACTGTTGTAGTAGGTTCTTCTTGTAGGTCTTTAAATAAGTGAAATTTAGTGTCTGAGGCACTTCTATAAAGTCCAGCATATAAATCCTGAGATCCTGAAGTATCATACAAACCGTAAAACCCTAGATCAACAAGATCAGAAGTATTGTTGTCATTACCCACTATAATTAATGGATCCTTGACACTTAATGTGTCAGTATCCACTGTAGTAGTAGTTCCTTCAACAAGTAAATTACCCGTAACTGTTAAGTCTCCTCCTATTTTAGAATTACCAGAAACCTGGAATGTAGTAGTAGGTGAAACACCTATACCTATTCTACTTGTTGATATGTATAAAGGTGTATTATTTCCTACACCATCTGTAATCTGTTTAGCACTAGATGTTATAATCCCATTATCAGTTGCCTTTAATAGCGAATCATAAGTATCAGATATTCTAGTTCCTGTTAAAGTCGTTCCCATAAATACCTATTTATTATTATTGTTTTGTTTTTCAAGTATTCTATTAATAAACACTTTTAATTTAACTACATTCTCCTGTTTAGGTTTATAAGTATTTTTTTTACTTATCATAAAACCCAGCCATTGAAATTCTCATTCTTATCAGGATACATTCCGTCTTCATTAATGTCGTTGTATTCCGGATATGAATTATTGTTGTTATCCATATAATCTAAAAACCTTCTAACATAGAATTCAGCCTTATCTCTAGAGCTATCTACTAAAGATTTAATTTCTTGCATCGAAGGAGTCTCTGAAGACTCACTTCGATGTCTAAAGACACCTCCGTTACTAACTTGATATGAAGCAAACATATAATAGTCACTTTGTGCAAACCAGATTAGCATTGGTGTTAAGTAGTCGTTTAGGAGTGTTTTATAAACCGCATTACCAGAATCATCAATAGTATCGTTTACTATTAATGTTGATATTTTATTATACAGTTTAGTTCCTAGATAATTCTGAATATGAATGTCCTGAGCTACTTCAATAAACTGAATGAATTTATCAGCATCTACAGCACCTCCAATTATCGATTTTCTTCTTAAATCATCAGTCGTTATGAATAGTGCTTTCATCTTTTTTCTTTTTAAATATTGATTTAACTCTTTCTATTGTAGATAATTTTTCTCCAGTTTCTTCTTCTCTCTTAATCTTAGTTTCAATGTTATCAAGTTCAGTAAACTCAATTGGTTGAAGAGTAACAAAATAAAGGTTTAAGTATATGCCGTTGAATTCTAAAAGCTTATTAAAGCATTCTAAGAGCTGTTCTTGGAACGGTCTAATAACTATGTTGTCCATAAGCACAGAAGCCGTTCTAAGCTCCTCTGCGTTATTCCCAAAGCCTGTATTATCTTTAATACCAAGTAGTATTGGTGATACAATTCTATGGCCTAACATTATCTTCTCTCTAGCTTCATCTGCTAAGAATTGATATTGTGCGTGAGCATCTGGTAAATGTATTGGTTCTATATCTGCTTTTCTTTCTGGATCCTCATTAAAGGCTAATATAAATTTGCCTGAGTTAGAAGTTCCTCCAAACTTATCCTGGATCTTTCCCTCTATTAATTGTTGAGCTTCTTCATCCGGAACACCATTATTAAAATTAATAAGTAAACTTGGCTGTAAACCATTCTTGATATTATTAATATGATAATTAGATACTTCTTCTTCTAAAGAAGAGTATTGTAAGGATCCGTGATAGTCAACTGGAGCATAGTAATAAAAACCAGATCTATAGGGTTTAAT